ACCTATTGCTGGTATCTGCTGTAGCAAACTCAGGTTGTTCATCTGACCCGGAGATGTAAGCAAGCCTTCGTAGAACTGCTGAGCAGCCTGCTGCTGTGTTGGTAAATTAAAAAGACCTTCAACTGTTGTAGCCATTTTTATTCCTTAGTTAGCGCGAGGGAATGAGTAATTGCCGCCCATTACTGGCTGTGCTGTTCTTCCAGAGAAATAATCTAAAGGACTATTTACTACTTGTTGAGTAGCCTGTGTAAACATACCACTGAAAGGATTGTTAAACTTACTAAAGTCCAGCTTACTAATGGTATCACCAAAGCCTGCTACGCCTCTTGCTGTATTTAAATCACCAGCAAGATTATATTGACTAGCAAGGTTGCTTCCTGCTAACATAGCCTCTGCTCCTGATCGTCCGCCTTGCAACAAAGCCTGAGCTTGTTGGCCTTGAGATACAGAAGCCTTGTTACCAATATCAGCACCAATAGTCATTGGAGACATACCAAGTTGTTCAACACCAGTGCCAGCAGTAAACAAACCTGTACCACGAGCAATGAGCTTGTCAATTAAGTTCTGTCCATAAGTTGTACTCTCATTAGCAATCTGTGCATTAGAAAGCTCACGTGCTCGCATACGTGCAAACTCATCTGGGTTTAACATACCAGAGACATCGCCTGCACCGCCATAACCAGCAGAAACACCAAGACCAATACGCCCTGTACGTAAAGCATTCTCACGTGCGATGATGTCCTCTTGTACCCTGCCCGGAGCAAGCAAGCCCATCTGTTGTTGGTAATACTTCTGAGCTTGTTCCTCTGGAGTACCAATGCCTCCCATCGTTTGCTCAGCTTGTCCATAGAGAGTATCTCTAAAGGCTGCTAAACGAGGATCAATTTCATAACCAGCCGTGCCCTTCTCTGTATCAAAGAAGCCTCGACCAAAGCCAGAGGTTATGCTATATGGTTTAAACTGTGCAGCTTCAGCAGCCACACGTGCTGCTTCTAGATTAGCTGCATTAGCTTCTCGTCCTGCTTGAAGGGAAGAAGATGCTGCTTGTCCAGCAGCCTTGTTTGCCATGCTACCACCAATAAGACCAATGCCCCCACCAATAAGAGCACCCATAGGGCCAAAAGCTGAGCCAGTAGCTGCGCCTGAAAGCGCCCCTGAAAGCGAATCAAAAAGTCCCATAATAATTCCTTAAGAAGTTTCCTAATATATTTGTATTCTTTAATTTAATAGAAAACATCATAAAACACCACCTAAGCGTGTTCCGTTTGCTTCCCAAGTGACATAGGAGTTACCAGATACATAGTTACCGGCAGCACCACCAGCACCACCAACTCTTTGTGAGCTACTAGCACCAGTACCACCAGCAGTTCCCCAACCACCACCAGCAGCACCAGCAGCATATACACTACCACCTCCTGCACCAGCAGTACTTAGTGTAGCAGTCCCACCAGCACCAGCCCTACCAGTTCCGGGGCCTGTACCAAGTCCGGGGTTTCCTCCAACAGCATAAGGGACACCACCGCCACCGCCGCCGCCACCATACCAGTCGCCAAAATTAGAACCACCTCCGCCTCCGCCGCCTCCACCACCGCCAGCTATTGTGTTATTATTAACAATGAACAGAGATGAAGCAATAGATATACCAGTACCACCAGCGGAGCCAGCAAAGCCAGCTTGTGGTTGACCACTACCACCATCACCACCAGCGCCACCATAGCCAATAACATAACCATTGTTTATTAAACGTAGGCCAATAGGAAAGGAGCCATTGATAGTTAACGCAGGAGTTGATGTTGAATTAGATAGTAAGTAAACACCAGAACCAATAGTAATCTCAAGAAAAGTATTTGTATCCGACCAGCCATTAGCCAATGCCCATGTTCTTAAATTAAGATTTGTTTGATTGCTAGAGATAGTCAGAGATATTTTTCTTGAAGCACCACGAAAATTAGCTAGAGTTATTACACCAGAAGTAGGTATAGTTGTAGCAGTACCATTTGGATAACCCACTGCACCTGTATAGACTAATGACCCTCCTGAGTAATATTCAGAAAGGCTATGAGGTGCTGAGCCACCAAACTCAGATACAATATTTGAAATTGAAACAGCGCCAGTTGAGATGGTCATACAGAACCAAAAGCAGTTACGTTGCCTGTAACAGTAATGTTGCCACTACTATCAATCTTCATCTTTTTAACACCACCAGTTTCAAAGTATAAGACACCAGCAGTTTCATACCATGTCCAGTTGGTAGTCTTGTTTGAACTCAATGCAATGGCTGCTTGAACAAAAGCAGTAGATGCTATTTGAGTTGAACTATTACCAGCAGAAGAAACTGTAGGTGTTGTTGGAGCGCCAGTAAACTCAGGGCTTGCTGAGTTGGCTTTGGTTGCAATGGCTGTAGAGATTGCATCAAACTCATCATCAAGCTCTGTTCCTTTGATACGCTTCAGAGGATCACCAGTTGTCAGGCCATCCTTTGTATCGTATGCTACTAGTTTAGTATAGTTACTCATTAGTAAATCTTCCCTTGCTTAATAAATACATTCATCTTTTGTACGCTTAGAGGAGCACCAGACACATCAGCCTCAAAGCCCATTTGAATAATCTTTCCTTGACCACCAACAGAAACAGAAATATCATCAATAACAATACCTGATGAATACTCAGCTATGTTATATTCCCCTATGTTATATTCTGCATAAGTACCTGTACTCATAAAGACAGGGTAGCTACTATATTGATTTGAATAATCAAAGCCAATCTTAGAAACAAAGCGTTGACCACCACCACCAATTAACACAAAGCCAAGCTTCTTAACAACCTTATTAATTGTTGGTTGACCAAAGTCAAAGTAGTTTGTATAATATGTAAACACATATTTAACACCATTGTCTTGGTAGCCAGAGTATTCACCAATGCCTGCTGGCTTTCCTATGTACAGAGAACCATCCCTATTAGCAGAAAGAGCATAGGCAGAATAGTTGTTCCACGAGGTTACACGTGAAGCACCATCTGGTAAGGCTTGTTTTAAATCAAAGCAATAGACAATGGGAGAAGCTGTTGAAGGAAAGCTTAGGAGATAGAAACCATACTTCTCTGAATAACAACTTTTAATAAGCTTAGCTTCTGTACCAGCTATGGCATCAAAGAGATCATCTCGTATGTTCTTAGAGATGTCACGCATGGGCATACTCTTCTCTTGAATGGTACGCCCAAGGCTACGCACACCAGAAGAACTCAAGAACAACAAGTCATTACCTGTCTTCTGTATACTATCTCTAGCAATACAACCAATGCCGGGGATAACATCAGAGATGGTCATTGCTGTTGCTGGATTCTCAGCACCATTAAGAATGACAATGTTTTGTTTACAGAATACAATTAAGAAACTATTATGGGCAGCAAGGGCTACAATTTCATCTGTGTTATTAGGAAGCTTAGAAGCTATGTTAATACTACCAGAGGTACGAGCACCACCAGTATCAAATGTAGGGAAGTGACTATCAGCAATGTCTGTAGACCAGAACACTGTAGTTGGATAGGCTGCACTTCCTGCTACCCAGAAGCGACCATACGCAGCTAGGCAAGCATTAGGAGCATTAGATGTACCAGTACCAAATACTGGAGAAGAAAAACTAATACCAGAATGTCCTGTGTGTCCTACAAGAGTTGTACATACAGGGCTTCCACTTTCTCTTGTAAACAATACAGGAAGATTGCTTCTTTGTGTCATCAAGCAATGATCTTTTAAAGAAGCCATCTGCCAATGATTATCTGTAATGGTCATTGTTGGTGTAATGTCTGTTAACACAGCACCAATGCCACCTCTCCAAAGCTTATTGTTACCAGCACTCAAGTAATCAAGTGTGCCATCACCATTCAAATATTCAAAGATGCTATAGATGTTTGCACCATTAAGGCCAGAGGTTGTTGTTGTCTTCTGTACCCAACCCTTACGTGCACCTAAGCGTCCATACTTATCAATGACACAGTTAGAAGCTACAAGTGCAAACCCATCAGACAGCACTGCTCCACTCTCTTGGGTGTTAAGCCCATAGAAGCCCGGAGCAGCAACAGCAGCACTAGAGAGTTGTTTCATACTGGATACCAAATAGTTTCATCAGGGCGACGAGCAGCATCAAGAGCAATCTCATCAGCCAAGCTAGAACGACCAGCAGCATAAGCATTCATGCTGGCATTACCGCCATCCTCACCACGCTCTTCAATGGCCTTAGCAAGGGCTAGAAGGATGATAGGACGTGAGGGAACATAGATGTCATTACCATCAGCAGTTAAGTTTTGGTTACGTAGGATGACGTTGAAGCGAATTGTATAAACACTATCAGGAACTGGATAGATGTCAAC